ATGTTATTTGCCCGTCGTACCAGCCTTAAAGCCACGCTTGTTAACGATGATGGTACGCCACGGATCGCTGTCGAGGTGAGGAATGTGGCGCCTGATGATATCGGGAAGGTGGCGGAACTTGTCAGAGGTGTTTTTGGTACTGCTTCCGGTGCCTGCCGTTCAGACTCTGCGGTCAGGGTTGACGGGCAGGATGTTAACGCCGGGTGGCTTACGCGCCTCTGAATGATGGTACCCTCACTGGTGAGGGTGGCAAAAAAAAAGCCCGCGCAACGGCGGGCAAAAGACAAGACTTTTCGTTTGTATATCATGGATAATGGACACCCCTTCCTGTTGTCAGGTGGCAGGCACCCGTGGTTAATCTACTGTTTTTGTGCTTTTGTCTCAACCATGAATTTTTCATGGAAAAATCAGGTCTGCTTAATATGTGTCATGAAGGTGCGTCCATGATAACTGCCAAAAAAATGCCCACCTTCTGGCGGGCAAAACAGCAATGTGAATTGTCAGTCATTAATACGTACTGGATACCGTTCCTGTTGGCAGGTGGCGGGTACCCTTGGTTAATCTACTGTCTTTGTGCTTTTGGCTCAACCCTGAAGTTTTCATGGAAAATCAGGGTTGCTTTGTGTGAACCAGGAAGGTGAGGCGATGGTAACCGCCAAAAAAATGCCCGCTTTCCGGCGGGCAAAACAAGGAAGTATGGATCATGTATTACTGATTACGAGGCATTCCTCCATGCCCATTTTTAATTTAGCCATTTTTCATTTTGTTCACAATATAGTTATCTATCATATTCATGAATGAAATTATAATTTCATCTATAGGTATAAATGATTTGTGTTAATATGTTTCTCCTGTCTAACTGTTTTCTCATTTTTCGATACTAGCATTTCTGATATATTCAGGGGGGCGTATGAGATTGTTCCGAAGAAACGATATTGAGATTGAACTGCATTTCTCCTCCGGTGAGGATAAGGTTAAATCAATAAAGGTGAAACTAAGACATGCCCGGGATGTTCAGGCGTGTCAGTGTCTTATTGATGAACTCGTTGCTGCCGGAGGAACGCCAAAAAAACAAAAATATAATCTGCACGTGGTTCCTGATGACCCCATAACCACAAAAGAATAAAAAAATGCCCGCTTTCCGGCGGGCAAAAAACAATTTAGGTCATATTTCATCATGGATAATTAAATACTTGCCCGTGGTTGCGGGAAAGTATCTGCCGTTAATCTACTTGCCTTATGATGTCCTCTCAACCTGATTATTGTTCTTAAATATCAAGATTCATCTGAGCATTCCCCCTGTGAGATCCCGGAAAATCTTCCCACGGTATCCGCTCTGTACCCTGCGGCGACGGGGCGCGTTTTGATGTGAATTTGTTAAAACCCTCCAGTGTGGTAAAGCCGATCCCGCATTCGAGGTTATTGCACTGGTAGTACTTCAGGCGAACTGTGCCTGAATCATTTTCATTGCGACTGGTGCGGATACGTGCGGATGCACCGCACAGGGGACAACGGAACATGGCTTCTCCTTATCTGGCTGAGTGGAGATGGCTCATTTTAATTTTATCCGCCTGAATCTGCTATCCATTCGGGGATTTTCGCTTCCAGCTCCAGTTGTGTGGTGAAGCCGCTTTCATCTATGCTGTGCTCCACCCTGGCAATAATCCAGTCCTGATTGTCCACCTCGCTTTTAAAACCTGTTACCCTGCCGTGCATTTCAGGGTACAGGTCGGCACGACCGCGCGCCAGCGTGATGGAGAATGATGCCGCGCCCCGCTGTAGTTCCTGCCACTTTGCCGCAGCTGCACGTCGTGCGGTTTCTTCATTCTGGTAAGTCCTGCGCAGAACGTAGACGTTCCCTTCCGCGCCCTCCATGTAATCACCTTCCCGGCTGCTGCTCTTCTCCTGTTTCTGTTTCCCGGCTTCCCTGCGTCGCTTCACGTTCACTTTTTTCTTTTGCCCGAACTTCAGATCGAGCCAGTGCGCCCGGACCCCCGTATACGCATCACGGTCAGCAATGCGAAAGCGGTGACTGTCGCCGCTGCTGCGGGTAATGGCGAACGAAGGCAGGGCTTTTCCGTCCGGCCCGGTTCCGCCACCCGGCAGAATGAATAACAGGCTGCCGTTTTTTACGGTGGCAATCGCACCCAGCATTTCAGCCATGCGGGTCAGGAAGGATATATCGCTCTCTTCGGTCTGGTCTGCGTGGTCAATTTCGATATCCATGAGGATATCGCTTATCTGTGCTTTCAGGCCGTAGCGGTGCGCGATGGCTGACACAACCTGTTTTACCGTCACGTCGTGCCAGGAGACTTCACGCTTCACGTTGAACTCTTCGCGAAAATCGGCGCTGCTGGCGGTGATGGTCAGTTTGTCCGGCGGGCCTTCCCACGTCACTTCATCAACGATGTAGACACCCTTGTTAACCAGCGCCTCCCCGCGCCAGCCAATCATCACGTTCAGGCGTGCGCCGCGCTGTGGCAGCTGAAGCTGCCCGTCCGCGTCGTCAATGGTCAGGGTGACGCGGTCCGCCTCAAAGCCCCGGTTGTCGGTCAGTGACAGCGTCATGAGCCGCTCCGTGACGTTACGGAGTCTGTTGTTGTTGATGGTGATTTCGATATCCGGTGACGGAACGTTGATTAACAGGTCGGTCATGGTCTGCCCTCGTGGTGTGTCCCGTCATGTTTTCACGGCGTGCGACCGTGGTGAACGGCTGTTTGTTGTAAGCGAACGGTGAGAACGGGCAGGAGATGATACCGGCGGCATCGTGGGTAATGATTACGCAAAATCAACCAGCCAGACAAGGGTGAAACATATGAGTGAAACACGCTTTCATGGTGCGCGCGTAAGGGAAAGTACCGGCCTTACCACCGCCATTAATGATGTGGATTCCAGTGTTATTGGTATTGTGGCTACGGCAGATGACGCGGATGAAACTCTGTTCCCGCTGAACAAACCCATACTGCTGACCCGCGTCAGTGATGTGCTGGGTAAGACGGGAACAAAGGGCACGCTGTACCGTTCACTTAAGGCTGTCGCCGACCAGGTGAGCACGAAGGTGATTGTGGTGCGCGTTCCTGATGCCAGTTCTCAGGGCGCCCCGGATACAGGAGTTACATCATTCGGTCATCTGGATCCTGAAGACAGGGCATTTTTTGGTATTGATGAGTCTGAAGATGCACATCCTGTATACCCACACAAAACGCAGGACCAGTATGTCATTGGTGGCACGGATGACGACGGTAATTATACCGGTATGTATGCACTTCTGATAGCTGAACAGGATGATGCCATCGGTTACCGTCCGCGCATCATCGCAGCGCCCGGACTGGATACTGAAGCTGTCACAAAATCCCTGTGTGTAATTGCAGAAAAACTTCGCGCATTTGTCTACGCGGGCTGTCACAACTGCAAGAAGCCCGCTGATGCAATCAGCTACCGCGCCAGATTTAACGAGCGCGAACTTATGCTGCTCTGGCCTGACTTCATCGCCCATAACCCGAAATCCGGCGCTAATGAGGTCTTCCCGGCTGCGGCGTACGCCTGCGGTTTACGTGCACGTATTGACCACGAACAGGGCTGGCATAAATCGCTGTCCAACGTGCCGGTAAGAAATGTGCTGGGTATTTCCAGCCCGGTGTTCTGGTCCCTTCAGTCCGAAGACAGCGATGCCAACAATCTCAACAACAAGGAAATCACCACCATCATTCGCCGTAACGGTTTCCGCTTCTGGGGCAACCGTACGCCGGAAACGAAGGCGTATATCTTTGAGGTGTACACGCGAACCGCTCAGGTGCTGGCTGATTCTGTTGCGGAAGCGCAGTTTGAAACGATTGATGCCCCGCTGACCCCTGCTAATGTGAAAGACGTGTTAAGCGCAATTCGCGCAAAACTGGATGCGCTGGTTACGTCAGGACGTCTCGTTGGTGCGGAGTGCTGGTATGACGTGGTGGATAACAGCACCACGGAACTTCGTCAGGGACGCGTGCGTATCCGCTACAAGTACACGCCCGTTCCGCCGCTTGAGGATATGGAACTTTACCAGACGTTTACTGATGAATTCTTTGGTCCTGCATTTGCGACGCTTGGAGGTGCTTAATGGCCGTACCAAAAAATCTCAGGGTGTTCACGCTGTTTACTGACGGGGTGAACCAGATTGGCAGAGTGACCGGCTTCACGGCCCCCAAACTGACCCGTAAAACGGAAGCCTATCGCGGTGGTGGTATGGCCGGTGCAGTAAATATCGACCTTGGCCTGGATGACGGCGCGCTGGATGCGAGTTTCACCATGGGCGGGCCGACCCGCGAACTGTTCCTCAAGTACGGCGGAACGATTGACGGTACGCTGCTGCGCTTTGTCGGTGAGTACTACAACGATGAAGAACAGAGTGACCTGTACGAGATTGAGCTTCGCGGTCGCGTGACGGAAATTGATACCGGGGAGGCCAAACAGGGTGAGGTCACGTCTCACACCTATGCGGTCAAAAGTACCTACTACAAACTCAGCATTAACGACCGTCCGGTGCTGGAGATTGATTTACTGAACCACATCGAACGCAAGGACGGCAAAAGCGTCTTCCCGGACCGCGTGCGCTCGGCGATTGGTCTTGGTGGTTAATGTTTTCCACGGCGGCGCGTGGCGTCGCCCCTGATTTGAGGTTTTATTCATGAAAGAAAATCCGGTTGTTGCCCCTGTTACTGACGGTGCTGATGTGGCTGACGTGACCAGTGAGCGCGGCGTGACACTGAAAACGCCCCTTGTGCTCGGTAACAAAAAAATCACGTATGTGGAAATCACGCCTGCTGTACAGCAGGCCGGTTCACTGCGCGGGCTGTCACTGCTTGACGTGCTGAACATGAAAACGGACGCGATGTTTGAGTTACTCCCGCGCGTCACTTCGCCGCGACTGGACGAGGTTCTGCTTAAGCGCATGGGGTCCGCTGATTTTATTCAGCTGTGCGGGGTGGCGGTTAATTTTTTGGCCGGTCAGGACTCTGGCGGGAAGAGCGGGGCGGCGACGGCAGGCTGATAACCGTCGTGCCCTTTGAGCACATTGAAGACTTTGTGGCGGATATCGCCGTTATTTTCAACTGGTCTCCCGCTGAAATCTTCCTGATGGATCCCGGCGAGGTGGTCGCCTGGCGTGAGCGGGCGGCCCTTCGCAGCGGGAACGCAGAGCATGAAAACGCTTGATATACGGGTCGCCTTCAGCGCTGTTGACAGGCTGACCCGTCCCACCGAAAACGCCCGTCGCATGATGGGCCAGCTTGGCGACTCCATACAGAGAACGCAGGGTGCGATCAAAAACCTGGAACGCCACGCCCGTTCATTTGATCGCGCCCGCGAGGCTGCAAACAAGGCCGGAAACGGCATTGCCCGGGCACAACGCCAGTTAAGCGCACTTCAGCAAATTCAGCGCGCCGGAACCGTGCTGTCTGACAAACAGAAAAAGCTGATGAACGATTTGAGCCTCAAACTTGAGCGTCTCAATGAGGTCCGTGCGCGTGAAGTTCAGCGAATGCGCGAACTGGGTGGTGAGCTGCGGCGCCACGGTATTGCGCTTTCCGGCAGTGACAACACCATTCAACAGGCCATACGGCGAACACAGCAATACAACGACCAGCTGGAACGCGAACGGCAGGCGCTGGCACGTGTCACGCAGGCACGCCAGCAATATTCCCGTGCTCAGGAGACGGCGGGAAAACTTAAAACGGTCGGACTTACGGCGGTTGGTACGGCGGCGGCAGGCGGCTATGCGGCCGGACGTTTCCTGCAACCGGCGGTCAGTTTTGGTAAGGAGATGTCACGCGTCCAGGCGCTGACCCGTATTGACAAAAACAGTCCGCAGTTTAAGGCGCTGCGCGAACAGGCGCTTAAACTCGGCTCCGAAACGCAGTTTACCGCAGGTGATGCTGCCAGCGGTCAGGCGTTCCTTGCCATGGCGGGGTTCACGCCGCAGGCGATACAGGCGGCTCTTCCCGGCGTGCTGAATCTGGCAACGGCCAGCGGCATGGACCTCGGTCAGACGGCCGATATCAGCTCAAATATCCTTACGCAGTTCGGGTTGTCTGCCGACCAGATGAACCGCGTGGGTGACACGCTGGCCGCAACGTTCACCCGCACCAATACCGACCTGCGCGGGCTTGGTGAGACGATGAAATATACGGGACCGGTCGCCGCCTCACTCGGTCTGTCTCTTGAACAGACCGCAGCCATGACCGGGTTGCTTGGGTCGATGGGGATACGTGGCAGTGATGCTGGTACGGCGCTGCGCTCCAGTCTGTCCCGCCTTGTGAACCCGCCTAAAGCGGCAGCAAAGGCGCTGAAACAGCTGGGCGTGGAAACGCAGGATGCTTACGGGAACATGCGCCCGATGGAAGATATCCTGTATGAGCTGTATCAGGCCACCCGTAAATACGGTAACGCGGCAAAAGTCTCGTTCTTTTCAGATATTGCCGGGCAGGAGGCGTATGTCTCCCTGATGAGCCTGGTTGAACAGGCAGGCGAAAAAAACCTGCCGCGCCTGACGCGTGAGATTCAGGCAGCGAACGGCGAACTGGAAGAAAACGCCAGAATCATGGCGGACAACCTGGACGGCGACCTGAAATCACTGAACAGCGCATGGGAAGGGCTGCGTATCCGTGTCGCTGACCTCGTTGACGGGCCGCTGCGTTCTGTCACGCAGTCGTTCACCCGGGTTATTGCGAAAGTCACCGCGCTGGCCCAGGCGCACCCTGAACTGACAAAACAACTGCTGATTGCCGGTGGTGCACTGCTGGCTGCGGTTGCGGCCACGGGGGCGCTGTCACTGGCTACCGGCGTGTTGCTGGGGCCGCTGGCAAAACTGCGTCTTGGCTTTTCCCTGCTGACCGGCACATCCGGCCTCGGTCGTGCGCTGCCGTTACTGACGCAGCTGCGCGGCGTACTCGGTGGGTCGATGAGTGGTATTGGCGGCTGGCGTGTGCTGTTTGCCGGTCTTGATACCGGTGCGGGACGGCTTGCGGTCCGGCTTCGTGGCGTGCGCGGACTACTCGGTACGCTGCGTGGTGGTCTGCTGGCTGCGTTCACTTCCCCGGGCGGTGCTCTGCTTTCTCTGGGGCGCGGTATCGGTATGCTGGCGCTCAGACTGTCAGGTCTGCCTGCGCTGTGGGGAATGGTGAGTGGTGCGGTGGGCGCACTTGGCGGGGCGCTGGGTTTTCTGTTAAGTCCGGTGGGCCTCGTGGTGGCGGCACTGGTCGGTGCGGCAGTGCTTATCTGGCGGCACTGGGACCAGCTGAAGGCTGTCGTGGGTGGGTATCTGTCCGGCCTGTGGCAGGGGCTTACGCCACTGCGCGAGGCTGTGGCACCGCTGGGACCGATATTTGAGTACGTCGGGCAGACAATCGGGCGTGTGTGGCAGTGGTTCGTGGACCTGTTCGCGCCGGTAAGCACAACAAAGGATGAGCTGGACAAGTGCACGGAAGCCGGGCGGACGTTCGGGCAGAAGGTCGGGGAGTTTATCAGCAATCTGGTGACCGGTCCGGTCACGCTGCTGGTTGACTCGTTAACCCGGGTGCTGGAAAAACTCGGGCTGATTCCGTCGGCGGTTGAGCGCGCCCGGAAAAAGGCGGAAGAGCTGAAGCAGAAGGAGCTGCTGAACGAGAAAGCCGCCATGCTCCTGGCGGATGTTAATGTCATTAATCCGCCGCAAAATGACAAAGACAAAAAGCCGCCAGTACCTGCACCTGCAGCAACTGCTCCGCTGACGGGGGAGAATACCGGCACCATGCGTCGCCTGAATAAAATCGTCGATAACACCGGTGGCCTGCTGGATGAGGCGAAACAGGCGAAAAAACGCACTGGTCCCGGCGATATTATCTTTAAAAACCTGCCGGAAGCGCTGGCCGTTCGTGGTGAGTGGAAGGAGGAACGCTTTAACCGCGCAGCTTCCCTGTTACCGGGTAGTGTCAGTGAGCCACCTGTCAGACTGCCGCAGGTGCCGTCGGTCAGTGTGCCTTCGTTGCCACCGCTGCCAGCGCCACCGCCTGTCAGTGTTTCGCCGCTGATATCCACCACGGCGAACGTGTCGCCGGTCGTGAAGCCGGTGGTGTCCGTGAATAATGTGCCGGTTATTCCTCCGGTCGTCCGTCCGGTACTGTCCGGTAATATTACGCCGGTGGTTTCGCCGGTGATCAAACCGGTTATGACTCACGATGTCATGCCGACGTTCTCCCCGCTAATGACACCAGTGATGGCGGCAATATCCCGTCCTGTCCTTGAGGCAGTACGCGAGCTCATGCTGGTTATCGATGCTGGCATAGTGAGAGCGCCTCAGCCTGTCAGTTCCGTCATGGCTGAGTCTGTTGCTCCGGTTATTTCGCCAGCGATCAAACCGGTTATGGCTGGCGATGTTATACCGACGCTCTCCCCGGTAATTAAACCGGTCGTGTCCGGCAATATTGCGCCGGTAATGACACCCGTCGTAACGGCAACATCCCGTCCGGTGGTTGAGGCTGTACGCCAGCCCATATCCCCCGCATCGCCCCGACCGCGTCAGAGTGATCCGGCACCATGGGGATTAACTGGCGAACTGCATATTCACCTGCATGATGTTCACACGCAAAACCCGCGCGAACTGGCAAAAATGGTGGGTGATGCCGTCCGTGCGGAAATGGAACGCCGTATCCGCCAGACAGTCGGTAGTTTCCGTGACAGAGATTAGGAGTACCTCGCATGATGATGATTTACGGCATGTTTGTTTTTGAGTTGCGTACGCTGCCTCATCAACAACTGCAACATAATAAAACCTGGCGCCACGTTAAAAATGAACGCATCAATCGTTCGGCCAGCTGGCAGTATATCGGGGCGGGTGACGACCAGATCACGTTGTCCGGTGTGCTTTATCCCGAAATTACCGGCGGTGAGGTTTCCCTCAGCCTTTTAACGACGCAGGCTTACACTGGTCGCCCATGGCCGCTGATTGACGGTGTGGGGCAGATATACGGCATGTATGTGATAACGGCTGTCCGCACAACGCGAAGCGAACTTGACCGCCACGGTAAGGCCAAAAAAATTGAGTTCACTGTCAGTCTGGAACGCTGTGATGAGGATTTGCGGGAGAGTATGGCCTCGTCGCCGGTGTCTGATATGCTTTCGGGAATGAAAGGGAAGTTAAGTTCGGTCTGGAATACCACAGTAAGCGGCGTAAATGATCTGATGTGAAGGTAATGTGCCGCATTCTTGCGGCACCTGCATGATGAATTATTTATGAATGCCCGTTCCTTTTCCCCGCTCATTCCATTCCTGGTGGTGTTTCCGGCCAGGTTATTTCAGGCCCCGTGCTGATATCCAGTGCGTTCAGCTCGTCGATATAATCCAGCACGGCATTCAGTTTTGCCGTTTCTTCTGGTGTCAGACTGCGACCTGCCCGCAACTTAAGGTTGATGAGGTCGATGGACTTCATCGCCTGATCCACCCGTTCCTGGCGTTGCTGTCTGGCAACCTCCAGCTCTTCGGCTTGCTGCCGTTCTGTATCGGTTACCCACGCCTCACCGTTCCAGGTATCCCATGGTGTGGCAGGCTGTTTTGTCGTTGTCCCTTCCGGGTAGTCACCTGGTTGGGTAATCTGGACCGGATTACCGTTCTCTGTGCTGTATACCGTCTCTCCACGATGATCGGGGACATACTCCCACCCGTCCAGCGTGGACGTCCGGCAAATCACGTAACCCGGCATTGCCTCTGGCGGGGCATCGGCGCATGAATGTGCCGGGGTACCCACCCCCAGGGCCAGATACTCCACAGAGGATGAGGTGTATTCCCGGGTTTCCTCATCATAGTGATATACAGTGATATCGCCTGCGAAAGTGGCGATACCGTTTTCATCCAGAACTGCAGTGTTACTCATTAAACTGCCCTCACAATATAATTAAAAGCGATATTGCGCGGTCTGATCGCTATCCATCTGTCTTTTTCATTACTCACCAGCTTACCGGCTCTGGCTATTGCCCATCTGTCAACTGGTTTTCTGCCGTACAGGATGCCGTTACCGGTTCTGGGTTGATCAGGGGTTATGTTTATGATGTCGTTATCATGTGATGCAAATGAAATCCCTGCCTGAATATCTGCACCTCCCGCTACGCCGTGGTACGCCTGTATGGCGGTACAAATATATGTTGCTTCCTGTGTGGATAACAATAAGCGTCCCCTGTCAATCATTCGCAGGTCATCCCATCCACGAATAAATTCCCCGCGCAAATCTGGTAGCCTTAGGTCAGGGTAGGCCACTGCCAGTTTTGGGTATTTTGTACGCGTGAATGCGGCACCATTGCACTGTAACCACCCTTCAGGTGGTCTTGACGAAGGCCACGGAACGGGTACGCCAACTGGCAGCGTCGAGCCTTCTCCTAAACCAAGGTAATCAAGAATATCTTTTATGCTTTGTTTACCCATGATGACGCGGGCAACAGACGAAAAAACAGGGGCGTCTGTGATCTGAGCCCAGCGATGAGTGTGGGCTGCCGCGGCTTTGCTGTTGGCAAGGTCATACGCAGCTTTAACAGCTCTTGGTGTGGCCGCCAGTGTTTCGGAATTGCTGTTTGTGGCACTGCTAAGCTGTACGGTACCTTTTGCCGTCAGCGAGGCTGATGGAACACCTGTTATCTGATTCCACGGATGGGTGTGGCTGGCGGGTGCTTTACCGGCTGCAAGGTCATATGCAGCCTTGACGGCTCTTGGTGTGGCCGCCAGTGT